AGTGGGCAGACCGGAAGCGATACAGGGGTTGCGGCAGAGCTGAGGACAGGACAGGGAGACATTGAAACAGTCGCAAGAACAAAGGCTCTGTACGCAAGCATGGCTGAACGCAAGATAATGAATATGGCTATTAAAATCATGCAAATAGCCGGAAAGCTGAGCAAGAATATAGACCCGTCTGAAATAGATGTGGAAATCACAAGGATAAATCGTGACAACCTTTTGAGCAAGACGCAGAGCATGATGAATATGTACGAAATGGGATTTGCAAAAGACGACATAGTCTATTTTGGCAATATCACAAACGATGTTGCCGGAGTATCTCAAAGATGGGAAGAAAGTGAAAAAAGAAAGAAGGAAGAAGAACAGAAAGCAGCGCAAGCAATATCAAATCAAGCTACCTCAAATCAGAACGAATCGCAGGGAGTGAATGAAAAGAGTGAATGAAAAGCAAATACTTTCTAATTATTTAATCCGTGAGTTTGATGAACTTAACACTTTGCGTTCTTTCGACACTGAGGAAAAGACAGATGAAGAAGTCAAAGAGGATGTAAAAAAAGCCATAAAAGCGTATATCTTAAGGCAATTTATGTATGGCCAGAAAGATGTTGGGACGATGGTAGGGATTGCAATACCTGTATTGTCTACACTAACTCTGACAAAGACAGACCCTGATTATAAGTCCGCCGCGAAGCTGGAAAAGGCATTGATTGGGCACAAAATTGATGGCAAGACTTTTTCAGACCGCATAAATGATATAGAAAATATCATAGACCCACAAACGGGAAGTTTGCATTCCGATATTTTTAGGATTGCAAGTACAGAGGGTCACAGAGGATATATTGAGGGGGAAACAGAGGGGGCTTATTATCTGGAGGATAAAATGGGTAGGGTTGTGTTTAAACGGTGGGACGCGACACTTGACAGCCGCACACGTCACACGCACGTCCAGCTTAATTCTCAAATGTTAAGGATTGGGGAATATTTCACAACACCAAACGGGAAGGCTCTTGCGCCTGGAAAATTTGGCGTGGCGCAAGAGGATGTAAATTGTCGGTGCATCCTGACTTTTTGGGTTTATTGAAAAAAATTTTAAAAAAGTATTGACAATCTTTCCAATTTGTGATACACATTATTGTGTGACCACATATTCCGCTAATTAGCAAGCACAGCTCCGTCGCCTATTTTCGGGCGGCGGTATTTTTTTACAGAAAAACTATTGACAAAACAGAAACAAATTAGTATAATTATAGGAATAGGGCAGAGAAGCCATAAAAACGCAGCGGGAAAGAACCCGAAAAAATGCAGAGGAGATATATATGGAACTTAAAGAACTGGTTGGAGAAAGCTATTCTGAAAATATGACGCTTGAAGATGTGGCGAACGCATTGAAGGAAAAGACGTTTGTTGACCCATCTACTATGCCTCCCACTGTTAGTAAATCCTTATTTGACAAGACTGCTTCTGAATTAGCAGCGCTTAAACGCGAAAAGAAAGCATGGGCAGAGGAAAAAGGAGAAACGTCCCGCGAATATATTGAATTGCAAGAAAAAGTGAAACAGCTTGAACTTGAAAATAGCACTGCGAAATTGCAAAAAAGTTTTGCCACGGCAGGTTTTGACATTGACACAGCGGGAATCCTTGCCACTGCGCATATGGCTGGGGATATAGACGGATTTACCAACACGATCACAGAGTTTTTGAAAAAGCACGATGAAACCATCGAAAACAAAGTGAAGTCAGAATTGCTAAAAAGCAGCGCAATGATGCCAATGGGCGGTGCTGCAACTGCCCCCCCAAAGTCCGATGTTGATTTTGCCAGAGAACTTGCCAAAAAGCGTAAATCCAATGAAGCAACCAGCTCTGAAATTCTAAGTAAGTTTATGTGAGGTGAAACACATTGAAATTCAAAAGTTCGCAGGTTGGCGGCAAGTATGAAATACTTGCTAACGACGACTGGGCGGGTATGCCGTTCCATGCAGAGGCCGACATGAAAGCCGGAGATATTGTCGAGGGGAAGGGCGTGTGCCTCTACGACATTACAGTTGCCGATAATCCTAACGGCACTTATGTCTATCGCGGCGTTATTGATATGCGCCGGATTGCGGAAAGCCAAAAACCTACGTCCGCGCAGGTGGCATCGTTTCCGCAAATCATCTGGCTCAATGAAGACAATACAAAATTTACAGGTTGATAGGGGGGACATAAATGGACATGATGACATTCAATCAGTATTTCACGCCGCAAGCTATGGCTGCATACTGGGAAGAAGTTTATAGCAATCAGATTAACTACCTTGGCCCCGCGTTTTTCGGCAGACAGCAGAAAATGGGGCTTGATCTGAAATGGATTCGCGGAAAAAGCAAAGTCAATCTTTCTCTGATGCCGTCTACCTATGACGCACTGCCTAAATTCAGAGGGCACGAAGGATTTAGCATTACAGAAACCGAAATGCCGTTTTTCCGTGAGGCTCATCTCATCAAAGAGAAAGACCGGCAGGAAATCATTCGGGCGCAAAGCTCCAATGACCCATACTTGCAGGAAATCATTACACGCACATTTGATGAAGTGGCGCAGCTCATTGAAGGCTCCAGAATTATTCCAGAACGCATGATTTGGCAGCTCTTGGCTCCCGCGACCGGAAGCCCCGGTATTTCCATTGTGGAAAACGGTGTGGAATATGTTTATAACTATGATGAAACCGGAGATTGGAAAACAAACAACTATTCCGAGTTGACCGGCACAGACGTTTGGAGCGATGCTGCTAATTCTAAACCGTTGGACGATATTCAGCAAATCCTTACAAAGGCACAGAATAGGAACGGCGGCAAGATTTCCGTTCTTGTCATGACGACCAAAACATTCAATCAGCTTGTTAGCAATGCGCAAATCCGCAGCGCAATACTGGCGCAAAACTCCACGGCTAATATCTTCATGACAAGCAATCTTGTTAAAAGCACAATCGCCAATTTCCTTGGTGTGTCCATTGTGACCTATGACAAGACATACATGGCGAACGACGGCACAGAAACCCCGTATCTTGCAGATAATGTGGTTGTATATCTTCCCTCTGGGCAGGTTGGCACAGTTTGGAAGGGCACTACGCCGGAAGCAGCAGACCTTATGGGAAGCGGTGAAGCAAGCGTATCTGTCGTGGACGGCGGTACTACAATTAGCCGCATCCTAAAGCCTTTGCCCGTGAACGTGGAAATCTGGGTGTCTGAGGTTGTACTTCCCTCCTATGAGCGCATGGATGATGTTTATGTGATGAAGGTGGGATAAAATGTATGAAATGACAGCCCCATGTATGGTAAAATATAAAGGCGTTTTTTATAACGCAGGGCAGAAAATTCCGGTGGAGGATGCCGAAATAGAAAGCCTCAAACAAAAGGGCTGGAAAACGTGCGGCGAACGTCCTGATTTTGTGGTATCGGAAGACGATGAACACGAAGAAGCGCCGCGCAAAAGAGGTAGACCGGCGAGGCGGTGATTTAAATGGCTGGCGAAGTTGAGGAATTAAAGACTGTACTTGAGCCGACCGAACTCGGAAGGTTCGCAGAGGATGAAGTCACAATGGAGCACGCCGTGAAATTTGCTATAAACATGGTGAATCAGCGGCGGGCGTTCACGCCGGCGGGAACATTGATCGAAGAATATGAACCCGCATACCGCCAAAATGTCATTGATGGGGCCATTTGGTACTTGCGCAAGCTGGGCGGCGAAGGATTTCAGTCTATGTCTGAAAACGGTGTGTCTATCCAATGGCAAGCCGTCCCCGACTGGTTAAAGTATGTGCGTCCAAAGATAGGAATGATATAATGCTTGAAATGCTGAAAAGCCCTGTCTATCTTTACAAGAGGATACAAGAGGGAGAGGAAGGATTTGAACCAGGGATTGAGAAATTCAAGGAACCGGAAAAGTTCATGCTTCACTTTAAACCCATGAGTGGCGAATCCCTCATACTCACAGGCGGCGAAATGTCGAAAAAGAAAGTGGTCGCAAAACTGTCAAGCACTTACAAGGATACCTTTCATGAGCAAGACAGACTGCTTTTAAATGGCGAACCAAAAGATGTATTTGATGACTTGAACCCGTTTGCTGACTTCCGTATAATCAGCGTATCTACTCACTATCGTGTGACAGAGGTTATCGCTGAGCAAATCGTATACAGTGAAGCTCTTGACCCCGGTATCCCCATGCCAATCAGGTGATGAAAAATGCCTGTTTTTAAAGCTAAACTTTCTAAAAAGTCAATCGACAATTTGATTAAAGAACTAGAAAATTATAAGAAGAAACTGGAAAAACTTCCATCTGAAATCGTAAAAAGCGCCTGTACAGCCGGTGAAGCGGCAATAGCTGAAAGAATCACAGCCGTTACAGACACAGACGGCAACTATCTTGCGGAGGCTGGAAGCGAATACAAGGGGAATAAGGGCGTTGCGTATATGGAAGGCGCTCAAGCCAAGTTTCTATCCTTCGGCACGGGCCTTGTGGGTGCTGGTACGTATCCCGGAAAGCTGCCTAACGACTGGAAATATGCGTCCGGTGAAAAGGTACATCCTGTTACAGGTGTATGGTATTACACAGACGCGCGCACAGGGAAATCCGTGAAAACAAGAGGTATTGAAGCGCAAGCCCCTGTTTTGAGGTCGGTTGACGATATGCGGGAAGCAGCAATAAAAGCGGCAAAGGATGGGATGAAATGATTTTCGTTGCAAAAGAAATTGTGAAAGTTCTATCCGAAAACCTGACGTTTCCCGGCGTATCGGTACAGGAATTTTACAAAGTGATAAGTTTGAAACCGCCGCTTGTTACAGTGAACGAATTGCCAGGAAAGGGCGTATATTTCCCTGACGGTCAGCCTAGATTTGTCCAGAATACGTATCAAATTGAAGCGTACTGTAAGCAATACCTAGGACAGGCTGGCAACGTGACAAAGCTGGAGGCGGCGCAGGAACTTTTAAAAGAACTTGATATAATCATCCAAGAAAAGTTTGGATTGACGCAAGTGGGGGATGTAGACTTAAAGCCCTACATAAATGACCCCACAATTATGAGAGGGGTAGTAAGATACCGGGGGATAATAGATACCAAAACCGAATTTATTTATAGGTAGGTGTTTGGTATGGCACAAATTACCGCTGGTATAAAGTTTGACTGGGGCGTAGGAACCGAAGCAGCGCCGCCCACAGACTGGACACATATAGCTGGTATCACTGACCTTCCAGCAATCGGAAATGACGAACCAGAGACATATGAAACCACATCGCTTGACAACTTAGAATACAAAACATATATCGCAGGTCTAAAGGATACGGGTGGCGCACAGGGGCTTACAGCAAACGATACTCCCGCATTCCGTGCAGCTTGGGAAGCGTTTGAAGCGGCGTCTGACCCAACAAACACAGATATTGTTTGGGCGCGTATCGTAATCCCTGCACCACTTAACAAAGAAATGCATTTCAAAGTGCAGGCAACGCCGCTTGGATTTGGCGGCGCGGCTATCAACGGCGTACTGACCACAACGGCTTATATTACAATGTTGAGTGAGCCCGTCTGGGTTGATTATACACCGCCGACAGGCCCGTAACTTAATAAATCAGGAGGCTTTCTCTAATGGCAAACGTCAAAGATTACATCCCGGAAGTATTTGACTTTGAAGTCAATGGTATTCCCTATACAGTGGAATTTTGCCGCGAAGGGCTAAAAGAAGCGGATAGCTATGGTGTACTAACTAACAATGATATGGGACTTGTGGATAAAACGGCCATAGTCCTTTACGCTGGACTGAAAAAGAATAATCCTTATATCACACTGAAACAAGCAAAACGAATCCTTGATAACGCTCTTGAAAGCGGCGAATACTCTTTGAACAGCTTTGAGGATATATTTGATGAATTTGTCCGGGCTATGCAAGGGACTTTTATTCAATCGACGGGCAAGAAAGTTATCAAATCCCGTCGAGCGGAAGTGATGGAATTGACGAAAAAAGGCAAGGAGAAAGCGAATACGTCCAATGTCTAAACAGGCATTGCGCCTATGCCTTGCTATGGGGGATGCCCTATGAGCTTTTCTGGTACGGCGAAATCCCGGCATTTGATAGATATATGGAGAAAGCAGACCTTGAATTTTTGGCAAAGGATAGGCAAAACTATCTTAACGGGCAGTATACTATGTTGGCTGTTGGCCAAAATGTCTCTGGGTTTGGAGGCAAGCATAGCAAAGTTTATCCTGAAGAACCAATGTATGTAAAAGACTACAAGGAAAGGCATAAAACACAGGAACAGAAAAATATAGAGCTATACCAAAAATTGCAAAGAATGGCGGGTAGCTTTAAGAAATCGAGAAAGGCGGGGCCATGAAGCCCCGCCTTTTTTAGAAGGTGATACAATGGCTGAAATGGATATAGACCGGTTACAAGTACAGATAGAAGCAAGCGCAGATAAAGGCGTTTCTGCAATAGATAAATTGATAAACAAGTTAGGTGCTTTGAGTTCCGCGTTTTCCAGCGCACTTCCTAGTCTGACATCCATGAACGAAAAGCTGTCAAACGCATTTGCCCCCATTGCAAGGGCAACACACGATTTAAACGCTTGCACAACGGCTGTGAATAGCCTCACAACGTCTTTAAGCCTTTTGTCTGGTGTTGATATGTCAAAGGCCACAAACGCAATAGAGGGAATTTATAACGGTGTGAAGCGTATAGAGGGTTTAGGGAACGAAACTTCCGATATTGCCACCGCCGCTAGATCTATAAGTTCTCTTGAAAGCAGTCTCGGAAAGATAAACCCGGAAGATATAAACGGCAAAGCAGATTCTATTGAAAAAATATCTAGCTCTTTACAGTTGTTTAAAGATTCCCAGACCATAGGCGAAGGAATTAACGAAAGTGCAACCGCAGTCAACCGATTTGCGTCCGCATTGAAGAAAGTGGGGAGCGTAGATATTAAAGCGCTGCAAGGAAGCACAAAGGCACTTGCAAGCACAATCAGTAGAATATCCAAAAGCGCGAAAGGGATTGAAAACCTTACAAGTTTCAGTGCTAGTGTCAACAAAGTGGTTTCATCCATAAATAAACTAGATAAAATAAAACTTGACAGCATAGCAAATAATATAAAAGAACTGTCGAAGGCGATGAATCCCCTGACAGAGGAAATGATAAGAGGCGCACCCGCAGCACAGTCTTACGCCAACGCTGTAAATGCAATGTCTGGAAGGCTGGCGAGATTAAAGCCGCAGGGGACAGCGCTAAACACAACTGCATTGGCGGCACAGAATATCAACAAAGCGTTCTCGTTTGGTAAGTTTATGGCTATCGCTTATGGTATCAAAGAATTTGGAACTGCTATCGGTGGAGCTGTAAATAGCATTAACTCTTACATCGAAGATATGAACCTGTTTACAGTTGCAATGGGGGAAAATGCGAGACAGGCATCTGTATTCACTCAAGAACTACAAACTAAACTAGGAGTGAATGCTGGCGAAGCGGCAAGATTTATGGGGACTTTTAACCAGCTTGCTTTATCTTTTGGGATCAGTAGTGATAAGGCTTATATATTGTCTAAGAATTTGACACAATTATCTTATGATTATGCGTCTTTCTTGAACATCAGTGCATCAGATGCTGCACAAAAATTACGGAGCGGTTTGGTTGGAGAAACTGAGCCATTACGTGCAATCGGTAAGGATTTAAGCGTTGCAAGGTTGCAACTTGAAGCGATGAATCTTGGATTGAATCAAAATGTTTCAAGCATGACGCAAGCCGACAAAGCACTTTTGCGATATATCGTCACAATGAAACAATCTACAATGGAAATGGGGGATATGGCAAGAACGCTTCAAAGCCCTGCTAATATGTTCCGCGTTTTAGCGGCACAGGTGCAACTAGCGTCACAGGCAATCGGTTCTATTTTCATCCCCATATTAACAAAATTGCTTCCTTATGCCATTGCGGTCACTAGGGTTATTGGCGCATTGGCCTCCGCTCTTGCTGGATTGCTTGGCTTTAAAATGCCGGAATTTACAACGCCTGACGCTGACACAGATTTAGGACTTGGGGATATTGCCGGAGGGCTGGACGATATAGGAAACGCAGCGGACAAGGCAAATAAGAAATTAAATTATTTAATCAGTGGATTCGATGAACTAAACATTATGACAAAAAAGACAGAATCCGCAGGTAGAGCTGGAGGGCTTGGAGGGATCGGCGGACTTGGAGATTTGGACTTGCCTGATTACGATATGTTCAAAGACTGGGAAGATTCAAAGATAGACGATATTTTCAAAGACATTATGGATTGGCTCAACAATTTGCGGCTCGACCCCCTGACTACCATTTCAGACTTAATTTGGAATTTTGTGGGCGGACTTTTGGAATTAGGCAAGTCACTCTTACTCTTTGATTTCCCTGCCCTTCTGGGCGGCCTAGCGGCTGGCCTGTTGGCTTTTGGATTAACAGGAAATCTACCATTAGCCATAGCAATAGGGGCGCTCACAGCGGCCTTAATGACGCTCATGCCGCATGAAGCACAAATCGAGGCAATGTCTGGGCTGTTTGCAACATTAGCTGGAGCCTTGTTAATGCCATTTTCCAAAAATCATTTTTGGCTTGCAACGGCCTTGTCTTTGCTTGCAGTTTCCGGACTTGTGAAACTACTCGGAAAAGATAACGCTATCCGTCTGCTTGGTTCTGCTTTAATGGGCTTGATGGCTGGTTTCACAGCATTTACATTTACTGGGGACATAGGACTTGGAATCGTAGTGGGCGCGGCTGTCGCAGCTCTTACAGCACTTATAGATTTAGTTCCGGGATTAGAAGCAGCCCCCGCTGCATTGGTTGGAGTATCCGCCGCTCTTGTCGCATTCAAATGGGGAAAGTGGACGCAGGGTAACGCTGGCATTTTGGGAATTGGTGCGGCAGTTGCAGCATTTGCGCAACTAAGCGATATTGCACCTCCATTGCAAGTGGCTCTGACCGGATTGGGGACTGCAATCATGGGGTTTGGAGCCGCAATACAGCTTGGATTTGGCACAACTGGAATTATTATAACAACAGCGGTTTCGGCTCTTGGCGGGCTTGGATTAGCTGCATGGATGGCTGGAGAACGGATGAAAAAGGCAAGGCTGGATGAACGGTTTGGAGATATTAAACTTTCCGCTGAAGAATGCGAGGAAATCGCGGAACGCTTGACAACTACGGAATGGACAATGAAGCTGGATGCCTCCATTGAAGCAAGAGAAAAACTTGAAGGATTTGAAACAGAAATAAAAGACAAATTAAGAGAAATTCAAAAAATGAATTGGATGGTTGGTGCGGGAATTAAGCTGTCTATTGATGAACAGGAAAGCTACAAACAGGCAGTTGACAGCTATATTGAAAGTGTCCAGAGCTATGCGAAAGAGCGAAATTTCTCCTTGTCAATGAGTATAGCTGCCACAATGGATACAAGCGGTCAGGAGTATCAAACCGTTATAAATTCCGTAAATGAAATTGCAAGTATGATGGATACAGAGTTAATGTCGCTTGGAAGCGAGTTGCAGCAAACGGTCAATGACGCATTTGCTGACGGACTGCTTGATATGGAGGAATCAGGGAAAATTCAAGAAATCCTTGCAAATATTGATAAACTCCATGCAGCGATAGCGGAACATGAAAATCAGGCTGAATTGCTTTCTCTGAAACTTCAATATGGCGAAGCCAATATTGACGCTGAATCTTTCCAAAGGCTTGCCAAAGAAGTACAGGAAAAGACAGCAGAAAGGACAAAACAGATTGCAGATGAAGTGGCGAAGACAACCTTAACCTTGCAATCGAATGTAGAATATGCAGAAATGAAATTAAGGCAAGACCCGAATAATGCAGAATTGCAACGTGTCTATGACGAAGCACAAACTGCGCTTGATACCTACATGAGCGGAAAAGAATACAAATTGAGAATCGCAAAAATGCAAATAGAAAATGCTGATGTTCTTATGAGTGTGCTTGAAAATGCTTTTGGAGATGCTCTATCACAAGGCGAAGACGCATTTAACAGCGGACAGATTTCAGACGATATCGCCAACATCATGCAGGGGGCAATAGTTTCTGGAATAAACAAAACAGAACTAAGCTATAAAACTGTAAATCTTGATGGCCTGTCAAAAGAAATGGCTGAAATAGGGACTTTACTAAATGCAAAACTCACTGAATCTATGGCAAAAGTAGACCCGAACGCAAGGGCGGACCTGCATGAAATGGTACAGGAAATCTTGCCCAGCACACAAGAACTGATGGAACAGGTTGTACAATTCAAGTCGGTTGGTGAAGCAATCCCAAAAGAAATAATTGATGCGCTGAATCAGCAATCACAGCTTTTGGCTATGGCAGGTGAAACAACTGGACTTGATTGGATGATTGCGCAAATGCTGTCGCCTGAAAAATTCACTGAATACATGACAACATCTGAAATCAGAGGGCAAGAATTATCGGAAGCTATGAAAGCATCTTTCTTGTCTGGAATTGAGTTGACAACGGGAGAAGCCGGTCAGGTGATTGCGACCATCGGCAATACATCTTTTGATTTAAGTCAGGCCGAAAACTTACAGCTTGCAAAAAACCTGCATGAATTGGGCGTAAATGTCATTATTGGCGAAAATGGGTTTGTTGGTGGTATTAGTGGTTCGGTTGGAGAAATTGCTAATTCAACATCAAGCACCCTTTCGGAAGGGATCAATACAGGCATAAGCTCTGCCACAATCGTCGCACAAGACAGTTTGTTTAACTCTATGCGACAGATCATGGAAAGTGAGGGCGGCGCTGTTGGTGGTGTGAAGATTGCGCTGGAAGCAATAAGAATTGCGACAGATGGAACAGTAAGAGCAGGCACAGCAGACCAAACAGCAAGCATGGTGGAGGAACTTTCTGCGTCTCTTTATGGCTCCACAAATCAAATGTTTGCGGGAGGGAGTGGCGCAAATGGAGGAATTTTAGCGTCCGAAGGAACTTTAAGGGAAACAAGTTCACAAGTAGGAAATAACACAATAAATGAATTTGGAAATCAAAAAAATCTTACTACTGCCTACAATGTCGGTGCGCAAGTAGGCAGGGAGATTGCAAGAGGTATGAGGGAACAAATACTTGGAGCAATCGAAGGAATTAACCGCTTGATTGGCTTAATCAGCAAAGACGTAGGCGACATGGCGGATGATGCTCTTGACAGTGTGAGAAAGAATCGAGCTGTTGGAAAAGGGAATAGCTCCAGCACCCCGAAATTAGCCTCTGGAGGCGTTGTCAAAGCTCCAACGTATGCAATGGTAGGGGAGTACCCGAACGCACGAAATAACCCCGAAATTGTGGCTCCTGAAAGCACGATAGAGAGTGTGGTTGCTAAAGCCAACATGGATATGCTGGAAGCTATCATTCAGGTTATGCGTGAAAGCAGCGAAAGAGGGGAATCCACGCCGGAACTTCATGTTTACATTGGAGACGAAGAAGTGGGTAAACCCGCCGCACGGTGGCTGAGAAATCAAGAAAGGCTGACAGGTAAGAATCCGGGAAAACTATAAAAATCATATTGACTTTATCTCATGAATGTGCTATGATTCATTCAGTAGGAAACGGAAAGAGCTAAAAATAATTGACTGATCGTGCGGTTCCAGCACATTAAAAGAGGCTCCGCTTATTCGCTTCCTGCCTAAAATGGCGTCTGCATTTGCAGACGCCATTTTTCGTTATGTGTACGCTGTTCGTCGCCGCTGTAAGGGAACGTTTATATATAGATAAGAGAGAGATGCCCCCGAAAATCGCGTTTTTTGGCTTTGCTAAGCCGAAAATCCGACTTTGCAATTGTTAAACCCAGAATACCTAATTGTTAAATCACGGATACGTATTTGTTAAATATACGTTCATTTATCTGTAAATATGTGTAAGACATTCAATAAATTACAATTAAATTTATACTTGATATTTTCGTAAATCTGATGTATAATGTCATGGAAGGGAGGTGATAATGGAAGTGGAGGATAAGGCATACGATTTCCTTGACGAAGGATACTGCCCTTATGAACCAAATTTGATAAACCTTGTGGGTGTTCATGCACCGTTCTGGAAACTTGGAATGAAAGAATTTCTTGGTGTAATGAATAAACTTTCATTCTGTGAGGCCAAGATTGTACTCTATATTTTCTCAAAAATGCTGGCGCAGAACAACCAGTTTTCAGCTTGTGGGAAGGAAATTGAATCTGATTTGAAGTGTAGCCATCCAACCGTCGTAAAATCGTTTCAGCATTTGCGAGAATGCGATTTTTTGCGCAAAGTCAGACAAACCCAGTACATGGTTAATCCGAGGATTGTTATGATTGGCGCAGAGCCCAAGGCAAAATATCTAATTCACGAATACGGAAAGCTAGAAAGGGGGTAAGGATATGGAAGATGATGTTATCTATGTAGACATGCCAAAATTGGCGAGAAGGTTTTTAAGCCAAAATGTCACGCCGAAAGAGTTGATTGTGATTATGTCTGTTTGCAAAGAGGCGGCAGACAATAAAGACAATATGTTCTCCAGAACCAAACAGGAGATTGGCAAAAGGTTGAACGTAAACCAAAACATAGTTCGGTCGGCAATAGACAAAATGGTGCTTTCCGATGTTGCTCGAAAAGTAGGCCGGGGGAAATGGATGGTAAACCCATGCTTGTCTTTTGGGCACGATATGCGGGTGAAAAGGACTTATTCAAAGTATGCTGAATTAGGTGGTGAACGTTAATGGAAAATAAAATCAATAGCTTTACAGAGGAAGATGTGAAATCTTTGATGGAATATTTCCAGAAAAATAAAATCGGAAACGAACTAGAAATTCTGTGGTTTGTAGCAATAATTTTTATGATTCTTATGTTCGAAGGATGGGGGGATAACAATGAAGAACGTAAAGAATAGTGGATGCTTTGGGTGGGTAGTACCACATATACTAATGGCATTATGTAGATTGAAAGAGAAAGCAATAGAAGAATATCAAAAGCTGAAAAAAGGAGTGGAAAATGAGCAGGAATAGACGGATTGAAGTGACAAACGGGGCGCTTATGGAATTTATACGTAATAGAATGGGCAACGATAATTGCATGAACGTTTCTAAAGACGAATGGATTCACTTCCTTGCAGAAAACAGCGATTCGCAAAAGGGAAAGCCTAAATGGTTCGATAAATTTATGGCGTTCAGACGCGCAAAGAAATATGTCAATTCTCTAATTGATATGGGGACAATCATAAGTCTGGCAAACGAAAAATATATGGTGAATCCCCTCTTTTGCTGCCATTTCCAAGGCGGAAAACGCTTTAATGAACTTATAGCGGTGTATTTATCTGTTTGCAGATTCAAACAAGTCATGACGCGAGAAGAAATAGGGATATTTATGGAATACGTCAAGACAATAAGTGATGAGAGAGGGGCAGAACAATGATTTGGAATAAGTGGGAGCGCGTCAAAGATGACGTTCTTGAAAAGTTTATCCGTTCCAGACTAGACTGCCAAAATTATGTTAGAATTTCCTGCGATGAATGGATGGAATTTCTTATGGAAAATTGTGGCGATTATATCACAGACTGCAAAACGCAATGGAAAGCAAAGCATATGGCAGCGAAACATTTTGACAGATACATTGATGAGCTAATGTATCTTGACCGGATTATTCGCTTGGATGAAGACACATACATGGTGAATCCTCACTATTGCTACTATTATGATGAGTTTGAAGATGCTGAGGGTGGCGGGAAACGTCGTGTGAGACGATTTGAAGACTATTTTTGGGAACTGGAAACGAAATATTCATGTATCAATTCTTTCAAACACAACATGATACAAAGAGCAATAAAAATGATGGAGGAATTTATAAAGGCCAGACACCAGAGGATGAAAAAAAATTCTGAAAGTACCAAAAGCAACAATGGGAAACGCAATAGCGGTAGTCAGAACAATGGGGATTGGAACAGTGGTGACTGGAATGACGGCCACCAGAACAGCGGAAACTGTAACGTTGGAGGGTGGAATAGCGGAGGATGGAATATTGGAGACCGAAATAGTGGGAGCGAGAATATCGGGAACTGCAACAGCGGGAAAAGGAACAAAGGAGACTATAACAGTGGCGACTGGAATAAGTGCGACTTTTCCAACGGCTGCTTCAACACCATATCTCCTAAAATCCGTCTGTTTAACAAGCCGTCTGAATGGACTTATCGGGATTGGAGGGAAAGCAAAGCCTATGGCATACTGCTAAGAGCACCGCTTCCTATGAAATACATTGAACTTTTGGATATGACGGACGAAGAAAGAAAATCACATCCAGAAGCAAATATCACATACGGGTTTTTGAAAAAGACTGACGCTTCCGAAATGACGGCTTGGTGGGATGATTTGGACAACGATGAAAAGGAAATTATTATGTCTATCCCTAACTTTGACAAGAAGATATTTAAGGAGATTACAAGGATTGACGTGGATAAATAACGAGGAGTGACAATCTTGAATCAAAAGCAGGAAGTTGAAGCCTTAAAGAAAGAACTCATTGAGAAACTTGAGACGACTGCGAATGGCGACGAAAGGCTGAAAATCAGCGAAGACAAGATTGATGATGTTGCAACAAGAGTGGGAGAAGTTATAGGAGGTGGAAGGGGATGGCATGTTTCTGGAATAGATTGGTGGAAGGTTAAAAACAAAGACGCGCTTGCCACATATTTTAAAAAATACACGAATATCATGACGGGAATTGTTAATACGTCTTATCAAAACGTGTTTTGCATAGATTGGAAAACATTTAAGGATGAAATGGGAGCGGGAAGATTCAAAACAAATCGTGTGATACACAAATTGGAAGGAGAGGATATAATCCGTAAGATGTACATAAAAAACGCATGGATGATAAATCCCCATATAGCATACAGAGTTAATGACGCACCAAACCTTTTTACGATGCAAGCCAACTGGGATAATTTGATTTGGAGTGAATTGGAATGAGTAAAAATCCTTTATATCAGGAATATCGCATAGTATATGACAAGCTGCGAATTATGGAGATAAAAGATGCCCTTGCCACAGATGAATTGAAGGAATTTAAATTTGCTATCAAACGTTCAAACAAGTGCGAAAGTAGCTTGAATAAGATGTTTGATGAGTGGCTTAAAAGGGACATAAATCTCAGTCAAAAAGGAGGAGAAGATCAAATGAACAATGTCAGGATGTCCCTGCTGGAAAAACTTTACGCATATGGGTTTCTGATTTTTGACCCGTTTCATAGTTCTTGCATCATCAACCCATATATTATGTGGAATGGATATAAAAGCGATTGGATAAAAATCAAATCAATGTGGCAAAAGCTAAAGTAATGGAGTGGAGAAAAATAAACAAGCTGAAAGAGTTAAGAATCAGAAAACACAAGGCACAAAAGGATGTAGCAGATTACGCAAATATCTCAACTCAGTGCTTGCAATTCTACGAAAGGGATGAAAGAATACCTCCTGTTGATGTTGCGATAGGTATTGCAAAATATCTGGGGGTGAACGTATATGAGCTGTGGGAAGCCAGAAAAGAGAAGAAAATCAGAAGGAGAAGAAAATGATAAAGCGGAAACTTTTTTCGCAGTCATAATATCAGAGAGCCAAGTCTCAGATTGCGATGACCTACTGATAATTTTTAGGTTTGAAAGAACGGATAAATAAACACAACAAAATTCAGCCCGCGGGGATTTGATATTCTCGTGGGCTGAAATAGTAAAATTGGTATTGAAAATCCGTATTTAATTGTGTATAATTATGACCGAGGTGATAATTATGACAGCTTTAAAATTTGCAAGGCTGGAAAGCGGAAAAACACAACGTCAAATGGCAGAGGTGGCAAATGTTACAATCACAAACTACCAAATGTATGAATATGGGAATAGGATTCCACCTGTCGATGTGGCTATCAG